CCCACGAGCGAGTCCAAATTAATTTCTTCACGTGATTTGCCGTTACCGATGATAATTGCTATGTGATTCTTCGTAGAGTTCATCTTCTAGTTCGTCCCACTCTTCATGGTCAATAATGTCTTTCAAATGTTCTTTGTAGTTATGGCGAGATTCATCCTTCAATCTCTTTTTACGAATGCCGTCACTTTCTTCAATGTATGCTTTAAAACGCTTTGTAGTCTTAGACACACCAAACTCCTGTCTTCCTTTCACCAATCTTTTGTTAAATTGGGGAATGCCTCTGCTACCAACTTACGAGTGATGGACTTGAAAGGCAGCTTACCATCCTTCATGCCAATTAATACTTTGGCTTCATCAGGATCTAAACTCTCAAGCAAACCAATAAACAAAGTTTCACGTCTGGTCTGCTTCAGATTTCGTTGTGTATCTGTATTGCCTTCAGTAAACAGATACAGCTTGCGCAGCTCACCAGAAAGATCCATCTCGCCATCAGAACCTTTCGCCAGTGGCTTGTACGGTGGTGCACCTTCAGGCAGCAACCACTTAACACGTGGATCATAGGTGGCGCCAAGCACCAACTTGAGTGCACCGCTGCTATACTTGCGCAGCGTTTCAATCTTTTCTTTCTGTGTTTTCGCCTTTTCTACTTCTTCAAAGATTTCATAAAAAGTCTTAACCATTAAAAATCCCCAATAGAATCCATCAGATTCTTCAGTTTGTTTTTGATAAAATAATTCAACAAGCCACCACGCTTTGGCACCTGATATGTATTATACTGTTCAATAATCTGATCGGCAATACTTTCAGGAACCATTTCTAAATCAACCAATGCTTCGTTGCGCTTATAGTTACGCAGCATATCTGCATCACAGTACTGTTCTGGCTCGAGATCTACCCAGCTCTCCAGCTTCTTAGAAGCCAGTGGCTTTTGACGACGCTTAGAGATAATGGTGCTGTCATCAGATAGGAAGTTTGGAATGCCGTCACCACGATCGCCCTTCATAATATGCTCACGAAGGAATCGGCGAGGATCAGCAATACGAACCCACTTCTTAAGAACTGGACTAAACTGGTCCACGTTCATATACTTCTGCAGCTGACCAAAGTCTTTGTCGCCTGATAGAATCAGAACACGCTCGGTTGTATCATTATTTAGATAAACGCCATGCTCACGCACAAGCACACCGATAATATCGTCTGCCTCAGCACGGTCAACTTGGATTACTTTGTAGGGAAAGTACTGCTTGAGTTCTTCACGAATCTTATTCAGCACCTCAAAGATCTTGTTCCAGTCATGCGTAGATGCTGCTCGATCCTCTTTGCGGTGTGCTTTATAATACGGGAAGATATCCTTGCGCCAGTAGTTCTTGTCATCACAGGCGATTACCAGTTCGCCATAGTCATTAGAGAACTTCTGTTTGTACATGCGAATAGAATTAAGAACCATGTGTCGAACAAGGTCTTCATTTACATCAGGTTCATTCGCCAACTGCATCATCATGTTGGAAATCATGACCTGATTCAAGTCAAGTATCATCATTGTATTGTATCTCAATATAGCTGAGATTATATATTAATCTATTTCTTCGCTCAAGTCAAGTATTTTTTGAATGTGTCCTTCGTCAGTTGGACGCTCCTTCCAATACACATTGTACACTTCTGCCTGATCATTATAGGAACACTCAACCATTTCGTCAATTACATTATGGAACGGATGTTCGATGTCCATATATCCATAGACGAATGATCGAACAGATTCCATTACATAAAAGAAATCTTTGGCGATCTTGTCGTTTCGATCAACCATTCCATATGCATCAAACAGCTCACCCAACTCATCAACTAAATCATCAATGATCGCATCGGCATCTTCAAGATCATGCTCTAGTTCTTCAACTTCTTTTTGTTGTTTTTTTGCATTGAAGTCTAGTATTTGCGCCATTAGTATCCCCTGGTCTTACGCCATTCGGCATCCATTTCCTGAGTCCACACCATTCCAAGATCCATGTACCATACATTCACGCTTCTATTTATCTCACCATACTTATTGTAAGATGGAGCAATACAAACAGACTGAGTGCGATGCTGTTGTTCAGTTCCATAGAACATATCAACATAGTCGCCATTAGCCAGATACGCATTTAGATTGCGAATGTAACCTTCCAACGAAGCAATACGAGCAGTTGCGTTCTTGTCACCCATGCGAAGGTTCTGCTTTTCAGCGGCAATCTTCTCACGAGTATGCTTAATGACCTCACGAATGCTCGGTAGCGATAAAGGATGGTCCTCAGCACGCTTCAGGACGTTCTCATGAATGTTTTTGTATTCAGGTGTAGCGTTCGCCGCACGTGCAGCTCTCGCCTTTGCAAGACGCTCAGAAGCTGCCTGCTTCTGTTCTGCAGTCATAGTACGCTTGACTTTCTTACGCTTCTTTACTTCGATTGGAAGTTCGCCGTTCATAGTAATCCCTTCAACATGTTAGTCCACTCTGCTGCTCGCAGATCCCAGTTATAGAAATTATCTACCCAATTCTTCTGAAAGACAAGTCTTCTGGTCATATTATCATCACGAATATCCTGAATCGCACCAAACAGCTGATTCGCAAAGATGTTAGCGTGAGTTTGTATATCCTCATTAAACTGATACATCATAGCAAAGTTGCCAGTCGTTTCAGGCAATGCCGCATAGTTTGGACATACGATAGCACAGCCAGCACTCATGGCTTCCAGCGCAGCAATACAGCTGGTCTCTGGCCAAATATTAGGATAGGCAAAGATATGCGCCTTCTTCAGTGCCTCACGAACAACATGGTTTGGTTGATAACCATGGTAAGTCATGTTCGGGTGCTTACGAGCTGCCTCAAACAAATCTTCGTATGGCTTATCACGTTCCTTCCAACCATATGCTTCAAAGCTGGAGTAAATGTCCAGATGCACTTTATCACCAAGATGCTTGGCGATTTCTTCAAATGCTGGGATTAGAATCTGCAGCCCACGATGTGGAGTTGTATGATAGATCAAACGAACTACATCATCATCCTTTTGCTGATCCAACATAATAGGATCGATTGCATTCTTAAGTACGATTGATTCGTTATACGGAACACCGTGCGCAAGATTGTATGTCTGCAGCTGATAGTTGGATACAAACACCAACTTAGCAAACCGCTCACGCTTCTCTTTATCACGCAGATGCTGAGATTCAGGATCATCCCAAGTATCGTGTAGCCAAAGAATATTCTTTTTCTTTGGATCAGTCCAGCGGACTCGAGACTTAATGATGTAAAACTGATCGAGCAAATCGTTATCGACACGCTCATACAGTGCTTTGTTCATCAACTCAGTGCCACCCATAGCACCTTCATAGGTGCCATCTTCAGAAGGACCAAGTTCTACAGTTTCAGTGTCATCAATAATTTCTAAGCCCATTATGCATATTCCACATTTTCAATTGAGTCAATACGGAAAGAACGCCATGCTGCTTTATCAGTATCCCATACTGCAAGCACCTCGTCGTTCACCTTGCGAGTCCCAGTTGATTCAACAACAGGAACAACGGAAGGCTCCAGAGTACAATGCATCACTCGCTTCTCGCCATCCTTCTTGGTGAAGGTAACAGTTGCAGGACCAGAGTGCAAATGATGCACCAATTCTTTTTTACTGTACTTCATCATTTAATCTCCATAATCTTTTTCATATCACGCCACAGTCGCTCAACAGTAGCAACATACATGCGAACATCTTCCAACTGTCGGCGCAACTGCTCATTCTCTTTGCGCAGCTGCATCACTTCCTCTTTGAGGACGATGCATTTATGCTGCGCATCAATAGTCGAGTAATCGTCCATCAGCCTTGTCCACGATATGCCTTGAAGGATGCCTTCTTGTTCTTGTTCATTGACGAGAACTTGATGTTACCACGACCGATGCTAGTCTTTTTGTTGTTTCGTTCAACTGCTGACTTGAAACCAATCGTACCAGCACCACCACCCTTTGCCTTTGCCATTTTCTATTCCTTAGTAAAGATCAATCAAACTTTCGAGATCCTGTCGATCCCATTCCATATCAGGTTCGTTGTACTGCATGTACTCACGATCACCATCTTTATAATAACTGATAACGCCTCGAGAAGCAAGGTCTTTTACAATCGGTCTTAGCGTATTGGGAAATTCCTTGAGCGTCTTAGACATATTGCTCAGCGTACACCACTCGTTGTCAGTAGGATAGGAGTTCTCAATAATATATTGATACACCATTGTTTCAATTGTACTTTTCATAGAAAATACTCCAAAAGTCTATAACCAATATAGATCGATCCAACCACAGTTGGAATTACAAGGAAGATAAGTTCAGCTGTTTCAACTTTCATTATGCACTCCAATAATTATAACCAACAGCAAAGATACCAACTGAAGTCATGAGTAGATTCGTCATGATCAGCGGCATGTCATTCATATACCATGCAGCAATCAGCCAGAGGATACCACCTAAGATTGCGAGAATTGGACCCCATGGATAAATCCCGAGACCGTTCAGCGCAACTGATATAACCAATAGATTGGTAGCAGTCCACTTGACGATACTCAGCAACTTGTTAGTCATTGCGTTGAACCGTTCCATCTACGATTGGCCAAGCCATCATCAGCAAACCAAGAGCGGCAACTGCCATACCAACGAACACGCTGGAACCATCGACTTCCATGCCACCCATGGCACCCATTACAACCAACAAACCAGTAACAAAACGAATCATATCTCTCTCCTCACAGATCAAAAATTTCACCAGTCAGCGCATCAACAACACGCTCACCTGGACCAAACGCAGCACGCATCTCAAACATCTCTTCACGACGCTGTTCGGCAGAACGATTCTTACGAGCTTCGATGTAGGCACTCAGGAACACATCCTTCTCAACAACCTTAGTAGCGATGGTGGTGTTCAACTCACGCTCGGTGATCAGATCCAACTCGAACCAATCGTTCAGCATATCCTCATTCGGGATGTT